TACTTTGTTCATGATCTTTTCGATCTTATCATCGTACATTGGTTTAGGTAAATCTTGAAGTGCATCCATACTTACATTCATAAGATTCGCATCTATTCTTTCTGCGATTCTTTCCTCTGCCATTTCTAGTGTAATGTAAAGAACATTCCGTCCTTGATTTATACAGTTTGCAGCCATGTGACACATGAACAAAGATTTACCGACACCAGTTCCAGCAAGTGCAATGTTTAATGTTTTTTGTGGGAGTCCACCTTTTGTAATTTTATTGAAATATTCTAAGTCAAATGGAATACGTTCTTCTTTACGATGTAAGTATTCAAATCTATCTGATGCATCCTCTATATAATCATGACCAACTCTATTATCAAAAGAAACAGATAATGCATCTGTCAAAAGACTTGGAAGTGCATCAGGTTTACGTGTGGAATCTCTACCTTCAATAATAGAGATTCCGTCCACGACGGCATTATAGATTGCCCTATCTTTACAGAATGTTTCGGTAGTATCAGTTAACCACTCTATATCAACTGCATCATCTGTAAAGTTGCTAACAATATTTGTTATGTCTTTATATTGTTGTTCAGTTAAATCTTTTCGGTTATCAAGTTCAACTTCCAAAGATGTTTTTGTTGGAAGTTTTGAATACTTTAACGCAAAAGAACTTATCTCTTTGAATACGATTCTTTGATTTCTATCTTGAAAGTATTCTTCTTTTAAAAATGGTAAAACTTTTCTAGCATATTCTTCATTTGCTACTAAGTTTTCTAGTATCGTTAGTGTTATATTTTTCATCAAGTATATCCATTAGTATATCACCTATTAAATTAAAAAAATTATCGCCAAACTTTTCTCTAGGTATTGCATTGTTTTCTATAATATCATATTCAAATTGCATTGTCAATTTATCATCTTTTTCTATTGGTGTGACTTTACCATATTTATAAATTACACCAGCAAACTCTCCCTCGTTGATCCCTATGCAAGTTTGATCTGGGTAGTTTGCTGATTCGATATAACTGAATTTCTTTTTTGTCAAGTGACTAATCCACTTACAACTTCAGTATATGCTTTGTTTATATTTTGATTTGATGGTGTGACTAATATAATACCACCACTTCTAAAAATTATTGATTTAGGATTTTCCTCACCTGTCATACAAACACCTCTTGCAAAACCCATGTTTCCTTCTTTAGTGCTAACCATCATTTTTGGATTACTTAGATGTACGCCTGTATCATCATTTTTTTCTAGTCTTCCAACAAATTCACCATGTGGTGTTAAAACAGATACTAAATCACCTTGTTTCATTTCACTCATTGTTGCCTCCATATGAGTATTCTTTCATTGCCGCTTCTTCTAGTTTTTCCATAACTTCATCTGTGAAGTATGACTGTGGATCATCATTTATAGTTTTACCAAATACTTTTCGACCATCTGGTAATTCAAACTTCGTAGATACTTTTTTAAATATATCATATTTTTCAGCAAGTTGAAGTAATCCATAATATTTGTCAAGTCCTTTATTGTATGTTAATCTAACTTCACAATCTGAGTTTTCTTTTGTTAGTCTAGACTTTTGATTTTTTGCTTTGATAATATTACCAATAACTTCAGTTCCGTCTTTTTCTTTTTTCTTACTTAGATAAACAATACTACTTGCGGCATATTTAAGTCCACTACCACCACCCATTTCTTTCATTGGAATATATGATCCAACAACATCATAAGTATGATTAGTGACGACCATAGGAACTTTTGCTTTTCCTAATTTAAGTGTAAGTATTCTAAATGCAGCCTTTAGAACTTGAGCTCTTGTCATATCTCTTGTTTCTTTTCCCTCTGCTGTATCTTCAACTTCTTTAGTTGTAGATAACATACCTAGAGAATCAAGACACATAAACATTGGTCTTCTAATATCAACGTCTTGTTGCATGTATCTATCAAGAACTTTTATTGCCTGTGTTCTAAACTCTTGCACAGTTGAAACAGGTAAGACTACCATTCTTGATGCATCAATACCTCTATCAACTATCATTTTTTTAGTTACTGCTGATTCTGACTCAAAGTAAACAACACCACCATCTGGGTTTGCATCTAAAAAGTGTTTACACATTCCCATAAGAAAAAATGTTTTACCTGTTGCAGATTCACCTGCAAGTGCTGTTATTTTATTCTGTGGAAGTCCACCATAGAGTGAACCACTTAACATTCCATTTAAAATATAAGAACCTGTGTCGATAAAGTTTTCAACATCACCTGATTCGACTCCGTCTTCTACTAGATTAGCATATTCATTGCCAGTTGTTTTTATGATTTCTTTTAGAAAATCATTTGCATCTGTACCCATAATTACTCCTATTTTTTTATTGTAGTTGCTGGACTTATTACCTCTGGTCTATATTCTACATAGTTTTCTATCAAGTCTGATGGTATGCATTGAAGTTGTAACCCAGTTAAATCTTTTAATTCTGTGTATATCTCTTCTTTTGCAATCATACAGTCTTGCATTCCAATGTATAAAAATTTTGACGCTATGTTTTTACACTCCACATCGCCTGGTAGACCTAGACATAAGTATCCAATCAAAAATACTGCTGTACTCATTTAATTACTATTGCTCCTAAAAAATTATGATTACGCCAAAATACTTGTATATCTTTAAAACCTGCCTTTGTCAAGAATTCGTTTATTTCGGGCCAAGTATTTGGTTTCAACATGTGTCGTAGTGTGTTTTCTTTATCTAAAATGTCTTTATCTTCAAAATGTTTTCTTTTGTAATCGTAGTACATAAACGTTAACATGTCTTGGATATGTGCATTCTGAGAATAAACTTTTTCTGCAAAGACAAATGCGCCACCAGGTATTAAACTTGTATGAATATCTCGTATCAATTTTTCTCTGTCTGTTTTAGGCATGAACTGTAAAGTAAATATTGATGTAATATAAGAATATTTATTATAACCTAACGAATATTCTCTTATATCCTTTTCACTAAAATTAATAAATGATCTATTTTTACTTTCCTCAACCATTTCCCATAATTCATCAGACCTTTTATGAAGGTCTTCTTGAAAACCTTTTGCGTATTCAACACCTTCGTATGTGACACGATTCTTATGTTCATGATTTTCTAAAAATATTTCTTTTGTTAGTTTGCCAGTTGAACATCCAATATCTAGAACATGTGTTTTTTCTTCTACAAAATATCTAGAAAATGATACAACATCATTCAATAATTCTTTATAACCTCTAATGGATTTGTCAATGTGATTATCAAATCCTTCTTCTCTATGTGCAAATGTAAAATCGTTCATTATATATTCCTTAAAACATTATCATACATGGAACTTGCCAGTGCTTTCATCATTAGTGATGGCACCATTCTTCCACATCTCTCTGATCTCTGAGCCCACTTACCTGTCAGTATAAAATCGTCTGGTAGTGATGTTACTCTTTTCAATTCACCTAATGTAAACTTTCTGTCTTCTTCCCAATGACAAACTCCAGCAGTTTTTTCAGTTGCACCCATGGCAGTGATAGTAGGTGACGGATGAAACTCTGATGCAATCTTTAAATTAAAATGCCAACCTTTTGGATGATAGTCTGTGCCTGTGATTACTTTGTCTGGGTTGCGTGGCATAAGAACACAAGTTTGTTTATAGTATGCTGTCTCTTTCCACATTCTTGTTAACATTTCAACTTCATCTTGATCATAATCTAAATCATCAAATGCACCTTGTAAAGTAGTAATTGTTTTATTTTCTTTTGGAAATATTGATGATAGAGTCATAAAATTCAAACCAACTTGATCCATAATGTCATCTCTAACTGCCATAAAGAAAACTCTTCGTCTTCTTTGTGGAACTCCAAACTGTGAACAATCATGTACTTTTGCAACTACTTGATATCCAATATCCTCAAATGTATTTTGTATTTTATTAAAATATTGTTTTGCTTCTCCAACTGTAAGACCTTCAACATTCTCTGCGATGATAGTCTTTGGTCTAATCTTATCTGCGACTCTTAAAAACTCAAAGAATAAGTCTTCAATATTCGTAACTATCTTTCCGTCTGAGTAAGATTTAGTTTTACCAAATCCGTCACTATGAACTGTTCCCTCTCTTGCCAATGTTCCACACATACTAAATGCTGAACATGGAGGCGATCCGTCTAATAATTCAAGTTCACCTTCTTTTATATTTGCAATCTCTAAAAAATCTTTTCCCTCTAGTTCTTTGATATCACCATCAAGAATAGGTGTGTTTGGATAATTATCTCTGTAAGTATTTCTTGCTTCTTCAACAAACTCATTTATTGCAAGTATTTTTCCACCTGCAAGACGATAACCTGTAGAACTTCCACCACCACCTGCGAAAGTGGATATAACACGAAACTTTTCTTGTGCCTCTCCGTCTAATACGTCTTTCATTAAGTAAGGTTTGTATTTCATATAAAGTTTTCCAAAGTGCCTTTACTATCAACTATTTTTGACCAGTCACGACACACATCCATAATTCTTTTCCTATCATATATGTTTATCTCTTTATTGTCAAGAAGATTCTCAAATATAGTTGGTATTTCTGCCACAAGTTGTAAATTAAGATGTTTTTTAAGTTTAAGTTCATTAAACTCATGAAAATGTTGTCTGATTAAATGTTTTTCGTATGGTTTATTAATCTGATCCCAATCAAACTGTATAAAATAATTAAATACATCTTTGTTTAAATAAGGTGCAATCAGTATTTTATTATATTCTTTACTTAACATTTCAAGTTGTCTGACACCTGCTGGATTATCAGATGAAAAATAATCTGTTCTAAACTTATCAAACTTTTGTTTTGTGTGTTTGAAATGTATCATTGCTTTTTTACTTAGACCATAATGTCCGTCTGCGGCAACACCAGATATAATAACTTTCTCTTTTATCTTAGGATACATGTACATGAATGGCCAAGTGCATTCAAACTGAACTTTCTTTTTACAACTATATTTGTGTGCCAACGTTTTAAAGTCCTCAACTAAATTTTCAGTTGGCACCTCAATACTTGTAAAATTAAATCCAAACTTCTCACACACCTCTTGTGCTTTTAGTGAGTCGTAAGTAGGATTATCTTTTATATGAAAAGAATATCCATGTACTTTTAAACCGAGACGGTTAGAAGTAAATAAGCAAGTGTTACTGTCAACGCCGCCAGATAAGAGAATAGCAACTTCAGTTTCATTTTGTGACTCCTTTGTTATTATTGTTTCTAGTAATTTGTGTATCATGCAAAAAAATCTTCTAGTGTTCCTTGTGTTCCATAAGTTCTATCAACAAACCATCCAATCTTTTCAATAATAAAATTAAGTGGTTCAATAAATGACTTTTCAAACTGTAATTCATAATCAACTTTAAAGTCAAGTTGTTTTGGAAGTGTTGTAATAAATGATATAGATGATGATTGATAAATGTTAGGAAGTTTTAAATATAAAAACTTTATCTTGTCGCCTTCTTGTATTAAAGGATAGTATCTTGTAAGTTTATTTTTCTTTACTAAATGATTATATAATATTCCACCTTTGACATGTATCGGAGCACCTTTCTTAAATAATGTATGTGTCTCAGACCATTTGTTCAAACCATTTACACTTCTTGGATATGCAATGTCTTCTGGTGGAAGTGTAAGAAACTCTTCACGAAAATTTTGTATAAATTTATTTAGTTCTTTTTCATCACCAGACATCATAATCTTCAGAGCCTCTTTAATTTTTTCACGACATGGTGCAGGTGTTGATGACTTCACTGCTTCGATACCCATAATCTTTAATGTTGGTTCTTTATATCTAACACCCTCAATATCGTATGCGTTTAAAATATATCTTTTCTTTGCAGTCCAAATACCTTTATCTGCAATCACTTCTCTTTTCATTTGCATCTTTTGTTCATATGCATGTAGATAGTTTGCAAGTTCTTGATATGATTGATCAATGAAAGGTTCAACCTTTTCTTTTGCAATTGTATCAAGGAAGTCAATAGGATATTTTGGATTAAGTTTTTTAATTAGTTCATCAAATGTAATATAAACAGAGTCAGTGTCGGATGCAATAACATAATCTTTATCTTTAGTTTTTAGTAATCCATTCATATAACTGTTTATCTTTTTTTCAATCCAACGAATAGATAATTGACCAGACGTAGTAATCGCTTCTGCCATTGTGTGTGAATAATATCTAAACCAATTGTTTCCAATAGCACCATATGCTGAGTTAAGTGCAATCTTTTTTGCCATTTGTATATTATTAAACGTAGAAATTTGTTTCTCATACTTTTTATCTTTTGTGTTAACAAGATTTTGTTTTGCCTCTAACATTGCCTTTTTGTATCTAACTCTATCATCATACATTTTTTGCATCATCTCAGGCAAGAATCCTTTTTTGTCAGTGCGAAATAACGCACCATTTGGTGTCATAGTTGTATTTTTTAAAACAGATGTGTCTATTTGTTTATCTAATAGTTTATCAACTGACATATTAGGCACTGTCTGTTCACTTTTCATTGTTTCAGGTGAAATATTATATTGCATAATTAAATGTGGATATAGTGAATTTAAATCAAAAGATAATACCCATTCATGCATACCTGTCTGTGGATCTTTTACATATGCACCTTCATACTTCTCAGACTTTTCTCTTTCTACTTTTTGTGGAACAACAATACCTTTATCCATTAAATAGTTGTGTATTAGAATATCCCAATACTTAACTGATCCTAAAACATCTGTATAATTAACCTTTGCCTCGTAGGCCATAGTCAAACACAAGTCGATAAGTTTCATTTTCTCTTCAAGTTTATCAACAATCTCAACATCTGTTATGTTATAGTCAATGAAAGATTGAAAATCGTTTGTGTACCAATCTCTAAAAGTATCATAAGGATTTCCGTCTTTTCTCTCACCTAGTTCCACATATGCGATATGATCTAAACGATATGACTCTTGATTTGTATATGTAAACTTTCGATACAAATCATAATAATCTAAAGCTGCGATACCTTGTATATCCCAAACTTGGTGACTGCGACCCATTGAGTAAATATTTTTTGATGAAACAGATTTCCATGGTGATAATTTTTTTAAGTCATCTTCACCACAAAGTTTTTTTATTCTATTACAAAGATATGGTATATCAAAAAATTCTGTATTCCAACCAGTGATAACATCAGGTTGATTCATTTGCCAGAACTTTAAAAACTCATAGATAAGTTCTTTTTCATTTTCACAGTTGACATAAGCAACGTCTGGTCGAGTTGTTTTGTACTCACCAACACCCCAAACAAATATTTGTTTATTGGCATGATTTTTTACAGTGATAGAAAGTAAAGGTTCAATAGCATCTTGTGGATTAGGAAAACCATTTTCACAAGCAACTTCAATATCAATAGTTGCAATCAATACATCATCTAATGACCATTCTAAGTTTGGATAGTTTTCATATAAAAAAGAATATTGATATTGTGTATTACCATATAACAAATGTGGTTGTTCTTTATATTGTTCAACCCACTCTTTGGCATCTCTCATTGTTTGATGTTTTATAGGTGTAACATACTTACCTTCTAAAGTTTTAAAATTTGTCTCACGCATCACAGGACAATACAGAGTTGGCGAATATTTTACTTTTCGATTTACTCTCTTACCATCTATGACTTCACGTAATAATAAATTATTTCCCCACTGAGAAATGTTAGTATAAAACCTCATGTGATTATTATACCATAATTATGAAAAATAGTCAATAAGTTTTCCTTCTCTTGCCAAATCTACAGAACAACAATGAGCACCACCAGACCAAAGAAAGTTCCAACGATTAACCCAAGGTATCATTTCAATGTTATACTTTTTTAATTTATCTGATAAATCTTTATCATAACCAGATGTGATCACTGTATTTTCATCAAGTGATAAACAGTTTGCATCAAACCTTGTTTCTTGTGATACACCTAGTAGATGGTGCCATGGATAATTTTTGACACCTTTTTCCTCGCATAAATCTTTTATTTGTTTGCCAGAATATGTTGCTTTATTTTCAATCAATATTACATCCCAATCTTTCATAATCTCTGGTATGTGATCTTTGTTCCATGCCAATACTAAACCTGGTCTTAAAATAGATATCTTTCCGTCAACATGTCCGTATGCGTTCATTTCTACAAATTCATGACTTGGAAACTCTCTCTTCCACCACTCTCTACCATTATTAGTCATACTAATTTGAGAATGTTGTTTTTTTAGTTTTGTTTTTGGATTTGAATGAGTATGAAAAATATGTTTTCCACATTTCATAAATGCAGCTGTATCACCTAATATTTGTCCTTGATTATCATATGATTGTATTTCTTTATTGGATATCTCATTTTTTATATCAATATCATCTATAGTATTTGTTGGTTTTCTTTCATATATGGGAAATGGCATCGAAATATATCTAGCACCCTCTTCAAATTCATCTATCAAAATATTTCTACAGTTTAGATTTTCATACATCCTATCCCAAGATGAAGTGTAAACCTCAAAGACTGTATCACCTATTTTACCAATCGTATCTCTAACTTGCATGGGATGACGCCACTCAGTTTCTATTGGATATAATATATCTGGTCTTACAACAAACGTACCAAACTGTTTACATATGTCTGCTAATACATCTAAGTCTTCATTAGTTTCATCATGTATTCTTTTTAAACCTGATAAATTACCCTCAACTAAATCTAGTAAACTATCAGTTGTAGTTCTATTACCGTCATATTCTATATTTGAAAAGTGTTGATGTCTTTCTGATATTGTCTTATCATAATTAAATAATATTTTATTTTTATAATCTATATTAAAATTACTTAAATCAAATGATCGGCCAATGATTACTTTTTGTAACCTAGTCCATTCATCATATACTGTTCTCATCTTTAGTCTTTCCAATATTATATTTTGTTTCTAAAGTCCATTCAGACTTTTCTTTGAAACTTATAATTTTGATTTGACTAAGTGGTGACATGTTTTGTACTTCACTACTGATATTAATCAAACCAATGTAATACTTACCTTGTTTGTGAAGAATATGACAAGACTGATATAATTTTTTTTCTTTTCTTGAAGCCACACCGATTCTAGATAGTGTCTCTCTAACCTTTAAAAAATCATCAGGTTCTTTAAGAGTCACTTCAAGCATATTGTCTTTATTAAAACTAACGTTTTCCATGTTGTCCGCCTTTATTCAATTTTTCCTTTATCGTTTTTATTTGTTCATCGTTAAGTATGCTTAGAGCAGACTTGGATTTCTCATTACTATAACCATAATACTCTTTTACACACTCTATATCCTTAGATTTGCTTGACTTCATCCACGGTGCAAATCTCTTTCGAGTTCTTAGACTATTTAGTAAGAAATCATATTGTAGTTTGTTATCTAAATGATGTAATCTATTCATTTCATTTATTAACATAATCGTATCACCAAATGGTGCTAAACACTTATTAACAACATATGCAGGGTACTTTTTTTCCCACATAACGTCATCACTTTCCATTAAATTATTTTTTTGATAATTTATAGAGTTAAGATATTCTTTCAATTCATACATTACGAACACTCCATTTATAATATTCTATGAGATGAGTTAAAGTATCCATGAACTTTATATCATCTCTACGTGGTTCTATTTCTTTCATACCTTTTAGTGCATCATCAATTGATGACCTCCATGTATTACCTAGAATGTGACGTTCACTACCTTCTCGATCTAAAAATGCCGCCTCACTATAATAATACAAATCACCATTTGGATCAAGATATATTTTAGTTTGTGGTGATTGTTTTTTATCTAAATGTAAATAATCACATTTAATTAATTTACTTTTTCTTCCTCTTAGTAAATCATACATCGCATATCCATAATGAACTTTGACACCACGTTGTTTTGCTAATATATCAAATTCATTTAGAATATCTTGAAACTTATTTCGATCATTTATTTCATACTGAAATGAAAAATCTTCTCTTAGACTTAATTCATCTATACCACCAATGTCATCTATATAATCTAAAATTTTTGCTATCTTTTCAACATTTTGTGGTAATACAACATAATTAAGTTTTACTTTTCTGTCTAATAATTTTAAATTGTTTTTTACTACTTGATAACCTTTTTTATTTCTAGATACTGAATTATACTCCTCTTCATCAATTCCATATAAAGATATTCTCAAAGTATCTAAATTTGCAACATAAGGATTCTTTTTTATGTAATTTTGTGTTAACATAAATCCATTTGTTATCATTCTTGATTTCATACCAACGTCATACAAGTCTTTACATATCTGATTCAAATATGGACTTGTCATGGGTTCAAGACCACCACCAATGTTTATTTGCCCTCTTCCTTTGTTTTGATATATGACATCTCTATAAACTTCATAATGTTTATCTTGTTTTTCAAATTTTGCATCATAGTTTCGACCACAAAAAGTGCATTTGTACATGCAAGATATACCAGGTACAAAAACTATTGTGTGTGGATAGTGATACTCACCTTTTATGGCTGCGTCCATGTGTGATCCAAACTCTTTAATGGACTGTATTTGTTCCGTTGAAAAATTCTTTAACAAACTTCGCTCCATTCATATCAAAAGTGGTGGGTTTACAGTGAACAACTTTATAAATTGAATCTGTCAAAGAGTCAACTGTGACATCATCAATTGATATTACTTTCCCACCACCGAGTTGTTCATATCTTTTTGCTCTATAATTTTCTTCTTTATCAATTACTACACCATTACTATCATATACATCATTTGATGTTAAGTCATTTGGGATCATAATTGCAGGTGTTTTTGTGATATTTATATCTAAAAATGACATCGCACCAAATTGACTTATCGATAATTCATGAGATGCAAGTAAAACTCTGTAACCATTTGTGTCTGGTCTTGATACAATATTTACATTT